CATATAGAGCGTAATCTTGGTCTAGACATCAAGAAGAGCTCTAATATGCCACAAGAGTGGTGCTTCCAGTTTGGAAGGAAGTACGCACAGTACCTAAGAACACAATTTAACGTAAAGGAAGACAATGGACATCAATAACCTAGCAAACATGCGACTAGAGGATTTCAATAAAATCGGGGAACAGGAATACAATAGAGGATTCCTCTCAGCCCTAGAGACAGTAATCAAGATTCTAGATAAGAAGCCTTGTGATGACTATAAGGCAGATAATGAATGCGAACATGAGACTTGTGCTTATGCTGCAGAACTAGCGGAAGGACTTATGGGTGTCAAAAATAACATTCAGTAAGACTTGGTATGGGTCTATCCATGTCAATGTATTTAATAAGCTAGCTATTTATCTAGGCACAAAAGGTGGATGGGGACTTGGCTTTGAGGTTGATCTTCATGAGAAAGCCTTGACTCTTGATTTAATTAAGTTCTACATCATTTTTGAAAGGTACTATGACCTTTCTAAGCTTACTTATTTGATGGTAGATACTGATGAGACCAAGGACAAAGAAGAATCCGTAGAATAGGATAAGCTCCATATTATGAAGTTGCTTCTAGGTTTAGGTGGCAACGACATACATCAACATAGCCGAAGGTATCCTTCTTAATCTCTGCTATGTCCCAGAACGCTGCTGGCTTATCACAGTATGCACATTTTTCCATAATTCAATTATAGCATGGACTATACTTATACTATGAACGAAGCTATCCTGTACATCCTCTATCACGAGGAGTTCAATGCTATCAAAATTGGGATAGCAGACATAGCTAATAGCAGGTTCAAGGCCCATAGGACCAAGGGATGGAAGCTAGTATCCTATTGGCACTTTTTCGAACGGGATAAGGCAAGACACGTAGAATCTATAGTACTAAAAACACTAAGAGAAAGACATGGTTATTATCTCAGTAAGAAGGATATGCCTCAATCAGGTTATACGGAGACATTTGATGCTAGACGGATACGTAAGAAGACTTTGATCCGTATGGTCAATAAGGCTATAGAGATATCAAATAAACGTACCCCGACAAAATAACCAATGTGGCTGTGAAGGATACTAGAAAGTATTTTAGAAAGTTTTTAAACATACTTTTAGTATAGCAGTTATCCACAGACTATTCTTTGAAGTATAGGTATATAGCCTCAATAATGGCTATGACGGATACGCCTAACATAGCGTATATCCAGTAAACATAGAGTAGGGCTAGATCCATTTGCTAATCATATCATATAGTTATCCACAGCTTAAGGTGTTATAGACACTTATTTTGTTAGGTTTTAAGGTGTTGTAGACACTTGATTGTTAGGTTTGAGATGTGTGATTTGTTAGGTTTTGACACTTCTATTCGGCTATCCGAAGACTTGTGTATATAGTTATCCACAGGTTTATCCACAAGTAGATATTACTGTTTAGTTTGTTATACAGGGTTAAAGTGGGTGGAAGTGGATGATAGTGGAGTATTGAGCATCTTTAATAGGCTTCGTAATCATTTCCTGGACAGCCCCTACCACAAAATAACCAAATTGTCAAATCGGAATATCCCCAATTGTTACCAAATTGTGACATTTGTCATAGTTATCAAATTGTTATATTTGACAAATCAGAAATATTGTGCTATGCATCGTAATGTCTGTAAAAAGAAATTTGTCCAAATTTGGAATAACGTTATATAAAAATTAAATAATTTAATATAACAATATCCTTATTTGGACAAACCTCAGAGAATGTTCTCTTATTAGTACTATAGGGGATATAGATGCTTCTTCGTAATCCCCCCGTTAAATGGGGACCACCCCAGGTAGTAGTTCTACCATGATCATTGAGATCCTTTCTACTTTACATTTGAGTTAGAGTTAGTCTTATCATATTCCTGGCTCTGTAGGGGTAGCACGGTAAATGAAAAGAGCTTCTGAATCCCAGTATACTTCGTAAAGGCATGCCATACAAATAGAGACAGATCATTGTGATCATCTCTTTGCTGTTGAGCAGCTTTTGGATATGACACTTGGAAGAAATGGTTTCTAGGACTCATAATATTATTATACACCAATTTGACAATGGGGGATCGTAATGTTATAATCCAAAAGTTCCAGCGATTTTTTGAGGTCCTTCGTAAAGGAGGCTAAAAATTACCACGCCCTTTGGGGTAAAGAAAAAGCCACCCGAAGGTGGCTAATCTTATTTAGGACAGTTACTATAACTAGGTGGTCCATCTTCACATAGGCAGAAGCCAAATTCCTCTACCTGTGTATCATGGTTTAGTTCAGCTAGGTCTGACCAGTAATATACCTTATCCGACATCTGCATACCCTCTTTCAAATTTGTGCTTGATAATTTCATAGGCATCGATAGCCCCTTCAATATAGTCATTAAGACTATCATTGATATCCAGTCCTTCTAGGCTTTCCTTCAGTTCATTGATACGAACCTCAATAAAGAATAGAATCTCTGATTGTGCAGTTATTGTAGAGCATTCTCCACATTCTGCATTTTGGTCAGGGGTATAGTGAATACCCTTGCCACATCCAGCACACCAAGACTCGTCTTTCATACCCATACTTTTCTCCTAACTTATTGACATTACATAGTCTAACATGGTTTCGTCCTCAAAGCAACCACAACACTCAACACAGATAATCTCATTATCCTTGCTGCAGTTAGGACACATATATTCTGCCATATTCATCTCAGGGTCTAGGCAGAACTCACAGATCGTTTCTAATAGTTCTGTTTCTGTATAATCTCTTAGGTGCTTATCTACCTTGGACATATGTTCCATGCTCCTTGTCTGCCGTCCATTTTTCAATCTCTACTGAATCCATATCTGAGATATCAATCATTAGATTATTATTGAACATCCAATCTCTTACCTCTTCGTAGAGTTGTTCTGTACCATACTCAAGGGTAAAGGCAGGGGTATTGGAGACCAGGGCTTCCCATACAATATCTGATGTACGAATATATAGTTCTTCATCTGTATAGAAGGTATTGATAACATCCCATACCCATAGCCATACAAGGCTAGGGAAAAGGACATCATTTAGTGTATGTAGTTTATTAATGATAGAGTCTAGTTCATCTCTATGTTCTAATGTAGGGGTTGTCATAGTTCTATTCTACTCCGAATCTAACAAATCGTCAAGTGTATCAAAGCCTGTGTCTTTAGTGTCTAGTCCTGTAAGCAGCAAATCCCAACACTCATTGACGAATGTCTCAATCTTAGGATTAACCTCTACAATACCAGCATCTACAGCAAACGCCAATGGCAGTGCCAAGTCGTTATAAGTAATAAAATCATTAAACTCTTCTTCGTTCCTATAGTTAAGCCATAGTTCTGAAAGAATAGCCATCTTATTTTCTATTGCTGTCTTACCAGATTCGTTTGCCATTTTCTTCTCTCTCTGCTCGTGCTGCTTCTACGATGTTCTCAAGACGATAGTAGCCAGTGATTGATGACATCTGTCCAAAATACATTCCAATGGAGTCAATGTCTAATCTTACATCTGAAATCAAACTATCTATCTTTTGAGCCACCTTCTCTTCATTTGTTATGCTATGTCGCATTTTTCTCATAGTTATACCTCACAGTTGATTATACCAAAAATTGGGGAAGAGGGCAAGTGGTGAAAGTAGGAAATGTCCACCTGCCCCCCTCCTTGGTGATACAGCCAACCCCTTAGCTGTACCATATCCTAGGAGCTAAGCTCAACTAGGAAGCTTCATACATTGGGAATGATTCCAAGTATTGTTTAATAGTATTAGGGATGATTGACTCATAGTCCTTCAGGTACCCATACATTCCATACCAGGCATCGCCACCATCAAAATATGGATCGTTGTTAAGGGCCAGGCCTCTAATCTCTTCGGGTGTTAGTGGCCTTGCAACGTCAACCTCATGGTGCCCAGCTCCATCTACCTTGTATACGTGCACATGCCACGAGGTAGGGTCGTAGTACCATTCATCAGTCATTGGGTCCTGAATCTCCAGCATGAAGATGTTCAGGTCATAGTCAATCATAGTCTTAGTCTTCTTACGAAATAATGTCAGCATTGTCTTCTCCATAAATCTGCTTAAGGGCTTCTACGGTGTCACAGTCGATATCTACTAGGCCCTCATCACACTCAGGGCATTCAGGATTATACTCTCCGTCTTCAGTCTCATCACTACAATCACATGGACGATAGGTCCAAGTAGGAATCTCTGTGTATTCATCTTCCCAAGGATTCTCTGTGATGTAGTAGTGAATACGATTGACGAAGTGCCAGCCTGCTACGATATAAGTACCCTCGTCACCATCTACTTCAGTCCAGATGTGCTTAGGGTCAGCCTTCTTTACAAAATCTACTTCTTCACCGTAGGTCTCAAAGTGGATAAGGCTGTCGTCTTGATACTTACTGATATTATTTCTGATTGGCTTAAAGGTATCTACCCAAGAGCCATATGTATAAAACTTAGACATTAAGTGGGGTCTCTCTTCCATACTCTCGAATTACGTCTTCGAACTTGTCATTGCCAAATCCGTCATGTTCATCAATGATAGCAGAAAATTGCTCTGCCGTCAAATTGTTAGTGTCTAGTACCCAAACTGGGTCGGTAGGGTTAAGCTCCCACCAATCACCATTAACATTGGTAATATACTTACTCATCTTCATCCTCCTCATCTTCATCAGAAGGAAGTTCTTCAGCGTCTATGCTATAAATGTCAGCAGTATAAGAATAGTCCTCATACTCAAAGCCTTGCTTTTCTGCTTCTTCAAGGCTATCAGCCTCTACCTCATACTCGTACTCAACTACTACCTTTACGTTGTATAGTCCCATTTGTTTATCTACTTTCTCTTAGAAGTGGAAGTCTACTGGTACAAGATACCATTTTTTAGAACCCTTGTCAAGGTTCTCCTGCATATATTCTGAAGATGTCGAATAGTTTTCTAGGTCGTAGAAATAACTGTCTGAGTTCCATTCGCCATTAATAATACTAGCAATCTTCTTGATATACCATGTGTTCATATCAAACCTATCCTCATTTGAGAAGTCATTTGAAATAAACTTATCAATCACATTCTGGAACTTATCGAAGTCAATACGTTCCTTCATTCTCTCCACTTCTTCACGGCGGTATTGAAGAGAGTTGCTAACGGTAAGATTAAATTGTTCCATGTTATCAACATAAGAGATAACGTCATTACTACTATCGTGGTACTGATTAGAAGAACTGCTGTTCCAACGCCCACCACCAACAACGAACCAATCACTCCAGCCTCCTAAGCCCTCAGATTCTGAATACATACTATCGAACTTAGATTTGACAATTTCAGCAGCCTCATCTTTTGATTCTGCCTTAATTGCTATATTTTGCAATACATGCATGGGGTTTTCCTTTCTACTTTCTGATACTTCAATTTTACACCTACCCCCTGACAAAGTCAAGTAGGCTGTACGTAATCCTCCAAATGGATCAAATAAGCTACGTAATGTCCAATTTGTGACTATTTGTCCTAGTGTACGTAATCCCAGGAAAATGTTATACTATCGTAATTTAAATTGACTTGACAAATAAAACAATTTGGGGCGAGCCCCTTTTCGTGCGTTTGTCAAGCTCAACACGATCCCCAGAGGGAGGCAGTTTATACTCATGCCTAGGAGTGCATAATTATGCAGTCTGCAAAGTGTTCTGCACAATCTTGAGCAGGCGATTCTTTTCTGCATTGATAGCAGGGTCAAATCCACTTGCACTTGCAAGGATAGATTCGTTAGAACCACCACGTGCTGAGCGATACCAATCAAGACGTTCAGTTAGTGCATTGAAAGCACCCCAAGCGTTGCCAGCAATCATGCCGTTGAATTGACCAGTGTAAATGTCATTGATAACATCTACCTTGTTTTCCCACTTCTTGACAGCACCCTTAGTGTCCTTGTCAGGCTTAGGATAAGCAGCAAGAATGATGTCGTTGAATTGCTTAGCATTGACCTCAGTCTGAATCATGGCGTGTGCCATCTTGTCGAATTCGTCCATGTACTTGTTAGCCAAGCCAAGAGTCTCACGTGCAACAGCAATCTTGCCTTCTGCAGTCTGAGTGTGACGAATCTTGAAAGATTGCTTAGGACCACGACCACGTGAGCCAAGAGCAAGGTTGAGAGTGTTAGCACACACAACACGAACAGGTGTAATGCTTGCTTGAATTGCAATTGAACCATCGTGAGAGGTGTTGATTAGAAGATAAGTCTTTACCTTATCTGCAACGCCAGTAGGGTCAAGAACAGTTTCACGTTCAAGAGCAAGAGAGCCGAACACAACACGACCACCCTTGATTGAGCCAGCAGTTTCCCAACGTCCGCCACCATCAAGAATGTTGTCACCGAATGAGAACAAATCTTCATTCTGCAAAACCTTGTAGCGTTCGCCAACAACGCCAAGAACATCGTTCTGAGAATTGTCGAATGGGTTTGTGCGAGTAACGAAGAAATAGTTCTTGTCACTTGCGAATGTGTCAGGAATTGATACGTCTTCAAGACGAACATTCCAGTTGTCTAGGTGAGCGAGTTCCAACATCTTAGATGTAGTAACTTCTTCATTGAACACAGTTCCAAGACCATGCCATGCAGGCTCTCGCAAAGATGCGAAAGCAGTGTTTCCGTTAGCGTCTGATTCTAGCAAATGAGCCATGAGAGGCTCCTTTCTGTTGTAGGGTTTTTCTAATACTATAATCTTACATGACCCCACCGACAATGTCAAATCAAATAGCCAAAAATCATGGGCGTGTCGTAACGATCTCGTAACAAAGTTATCCACAGGCTGATCAGAGTTATCCACAGGGGCGAGCACTTTTCGATCCCCAGTGCAAGGGTAATGAGCAGTTTACATGGACGTGCTCAGGTCCCTTAGCATGCAGGCAGAAAGAAAGGATGAACGGCCTGCAGTACCCCTTACTCTACGTTAACCCATTTCATTGCGGTACGTAGAAGATTATTGTAGTCTCCAGACATAGACTCAGACATATACTGTTCTACCTCTTCAGAGCTAGCTCCAGCTTTACGCAGTGCCTTTGAGACTTGGGCCATGATTGAGAATGCATTCCCATCATTGCCAGTTAGTTTGACGGTTACCGTTTGATACTTACTCATTACAATACCTCCGTTAGTGTTTCGCTATATTCTACATCATTCTCATCAGAAAAATTAAATCCTGAATCCTTGTAGTCTTCCTCATCTGAAAAACCTAGATGAACAAAGAACTTTGCCATTGCTTCGTCTTCGCTTGTGGCCATAACGCTATATGACTCACCTGTTAGGATTGTGTATTCTGTCTTTTCCATTATGCCATTACCTCTTCCTTTGCGAACTCATTCAAGTATAAATCAGCGGTAGGGAGTTTGTCAAGAGCAAACACAACCTTTTTTCCACCATACTGTGAAGTGAATAGTCTAGTCTGGAAATCAATTGTATAGATACCCTCACACATCAGGTCGTCCTCAATGAAGTCAATCTGATTAGATAGTGGAACACGGCCAGTCGAATAAGTAACTACCTTAAGAATGTCTGAACCTGTGTTTCTAGTTAGACTAGGATACATTACAGCAAACTTATCGCTGTTATCCATTGTCATCATGCCATCAGCGGTAACGAATGGCTTGTACATCTCTTCCAACTCTGATTCAGTTGCGAAGTAGCATTTAAATAGTGACTTCTCAAGTAGTTCAATAATGTTGTGACTTGAGGTCAAAAATGATAGAATGTTTAAACCCTGTCCTTCTGGATAGTGGTCCCATTGGCCATACTGTGCAACAACGGTCTGACCATTTGAATCGATTACCTGTGTGATACCTCTTGTACCCATTTCTTTCCTTCTTTCTCTTTATACCTATAATTATACATAGGGGGTCTGACAAATGCAAATCGTACATCGGCGTGTCGTAAGCTTTTTCTTAAATGTTACCAAAACGTTATAAAGGGCGAGCCCTCAGCTGATCCATTTGTCAACCCCACAAGGGGAGGCAGTTTAATAACATACCTAGGTTAGTTTTTCTTACTTCCCAACAAGGAAGAGAGTCATTGGCGACTTTCGCTTCTGCTTTACGGGAATGTTCTTGGTCTGATTAGTAGCACCAATGAAGTGTCCATTAGCATCACGAACTACTGCCTTGTAGATTTCACCGTTCTTGGTGTTCCACTTTTCTGTTGCGATTACAATCTTCTTACGAGCCATTTTTATTTTCCTGTTCTTTGTTGGGATTATTAGTGTGAGCCTTTTATCATTGACTTGCTCAGGTCAGTTTCTCAGTTTAGAGAAGTTCCATTACGGAGTTGTAGGTCGAAGCATTTACTTCTTCCTGCGTAGTCATCTTGAGAACCTTTAGGTTCTTTTTGAGCAAGTCCAACTTGGTAGTGTAGTCACGACCATAGTAAGTCTTTTCGTTTGGTCGCTGTGGTTCTTCAGGTCGCTTAGGGAAGCCTAGTGCCTCTGTATCGAACTCAACAGATACGCCGTTGTAGCGATAGTTACCTGTTACACGAACAAGTGAGCCGTTCTCAGTTCCAATGTTTGTTGGGTCAGATAGTGCCTTGATAGCGTGAGCGATAACTTCCTTCTCATACTGCTTTACATCAAGGTCATACTGCTTACGGAGGGCAGAGTAGTTGTCAATGTCCTGCTCTACCTTTGCGATTTGTGACTCAACTTCTGCGATAAGAGAAGTCGTTGGGATTTTTACTGCTAGCGATTTTGCCATTATTTCTTCCTTCTTTCATTTGTTTGTTTATACTATTTTACTACGACTTGGGGTAATAAGTCAAGTTGGTGGGTGGGTAGTTTATTGTGATACCCAGCACATCATACCCGTTATGCCTTGTAGGTAGTCCAGCGTGGATTACCATTTACATTTAGGCGAACACGCACCGAGCCAGATGCGTTAGGAACAATCTCTTCGATAGTTCCAGTAACCTTTGACTTGAGGGTGGTGAAAGTGTCACCAATCTTGTAAGTTGCGGTCATTTTGCTTCCTTTCCATTTCTGTTGTTTTATACCAACTTTTGTTGATAATACTATTGTAGCGGATACCTCTGACATTTATCAAGTCTATTTGATAACATTTTGATAACAACTATTTACTTTTTTGTCTGCTGATTTCCAACTACTACAATTATAGCGAAACCCTCCGACAATAGCAAATCCAAAACGCCACAAATCGGACATTATTTATAACGATTTCATAACGACACGCCGTAAATACGTAAAACTTGACAAACAGATAAAAATGGGCGAGCCCCTCCCACCGACATTTATTGGATCAGAAAAATTGTTAATAGAGCTAGGCATATTCCAAGGATTAACAATTCTTTCCCCAATACGTCCCAATTAAATCCATGGCAGCATGAATGCTACAATCACAATCACCGCTATTCATGTTTTCTATAAAGTCAATATGAGAATAGTTATCCTCATAGATATCATTGGTTAGTTTTTCAACTGTATAGGTTTGCATAGTTCCTCATTTCTTAGTTGCACTAAATAGAATGTCATTGCGATTAAATACACATTGTGAACAAGTTACACATGCACTGCCCTTATCACTAATCAGTTTTATCTTCTTAGCATTTTCGGGGCATGGAATGGCAGCCTTATCTTGAATTGCTTCAAAGTCTGCCTTACCTTCTGCAAAAGTCTTAGCAAGGTATGCTAACTTAACGTCATGCTTCTTCTTGAGTTGAATACCCAATACACGATTAGCACTATCAGTACTAAAATAAAGTGATAGGTTAGCAATACCTGTTAATGGTTCAACGGCAAAGTCTGAACGGGTATAGGCCCAAAATTGTGTATCTACATGCTTAAGGATTACATCCTTCCATGCTAATACATAGGTCTCATTAAAGAAATCACCATCCCAGTGAATACGGAATAGTTTTTCTGCACTACGCTTATCACAATCTTTCTTGAATGCAATAATCATTTCATCCAATAGATTATACATAGTTAGATAATCAGCGTCTTTCAATTGCTCCCAATTGGATAGCAATACATTCTTTACGCCTTTATAGACTTTCTCTAGTTTTCCTGCGTAGCAGACACTTTCACATACAGTGGTTGCACCAGGGCACGAGTAAGCCTTTCCACTAGGTAATCCAAAAGTGTTGGCGATAGTTGGGGTTTTTCCATTTGGGGATACGGCATTAGTTACTTTCCTATCTTTCGAACGAGTTAGCATAGGGGTTCCTTTCTTTCTTTAAACTATTTTATCAGTAATCTTCATCCAAGTCAAGCCAAGCGTCAAGGTGGTGTGCCTCAATAATTGCATAGGCAGGTGCCTCAATTGCTCCACGCCAAGATACGCCTTCGGGCAGGGTAATCATACGTGAGCCTTCATCCTCATTGTAAGCGTTAATAGCTTCAATACAAGGCTGTACCATAGTTAGAGGTACAGGTGGATAGTGGTTGCCACGTAAGTGCATACCAATTGCGTCTTCTAGTGTTAGATTAGGGAATAGGTCTTTATCAGCCAATTCCGTTGCCATGTTGCTTCCCATAGTTATCCTTCTTTCTGTTGGTCAATAATAGCACGATAGATAGCACTTTGTCTAGTCCTTAATCGGCGTGTCCTTCGATCTAGGTGAGTGCCACTAGCATTAGACTTTCGAATCTCTCTCATACCTTCGGCATAGGCAGGGTTAGCCGTTGGTTGATATTTCTTAGTCTTATTTTTCATAACTTAATACTACCATTTTCGAATCAGGAAGTCAAGTCCTTAATGACTTAATACGTAAATGTTATCAAAACGTTATAATAGTTATCCACAAAGTTATCCACAGGGCCTCGCCCCCGTAGTCGGGCGTGTCGCATTTCTACGATCCGCCCAACAGGGGAAGCTTTTTTATTCTTCGTCTGAATTTATTGGCTCAAAAACAGCGTCAATAAATTTCTGATAGTTAAAGTTTGGGTTATCTGCCTCAAACATTTCTGCGAATCCGTCTGCAATTTCTTGCAATACTAGAAAGTCAATCTCATCTGCATAGTTGTTTAGAATCTGTGCAGTCTTTACATAGTCTTTACGAGTCATCATTTTATTTTCTATCCTTTTCTATTTGGTTTGTGTTATTAGTTTAGTGCATTGGTCTGACATTTGCAAGCATTGACAGTTATCGTGTCGCCTGTCATTTTTACAGTTGCGAGGGTATTGCACCCAGAACAGATAAATATTTCCATTATCGTGTTACCACCTTTCCATCTCGGTGAAAAATGCGTGTGTACATTTTGCCTGTTGGCATTGAGAGATTAACAGTTGAGTATTCAAGTGCCCAACCCCAATCCTTGAAGTTATTAAATGCGGTAAATGCTTCAAGAGCATCTGCATAGTTTTGATTGAAATGGATTTGATTTCCATCATAGGCAACAGTTATCTGATACATATTATTCACCAACCTTTACTGCGATAGTACGATACTTATACCCAATTCCGTATTCTGGGCGGATAGTTACAAGGTACGCTTCTGCACCTTGATACCAAACATCATCACGCTTTTCTGCGTATTCGATTACACCTCTAAGAGTGTGTGAGCGATAGTAAGTTCCCTTTAGGGCTTCTTCGATTGTATATACATTTGCTGACATTAGTTGTCACCTTTCTTTAGTAGTTTAATTATATAACAGGGGTCTGACATTTAGATAATTGAGTAATTATCTTGGTGAGCAACACACTCACCGATTTCACCATTTAGGTGATAGTGAGTATCTAAACCCATTTCAATTTCTTTTCCGTTATCAAGAGTGATACGGACAGCGTGGGCATTGTGCCCGTGAATCTTAGTTACTGTACCAACAGCAACAGGATTAGTGTAGAACATTTTACGGGCTAAGAAAGAGCCGTTAGGCTTTTCTGAACCTTCGATTTTTTTACTACCTGCACGATTGTAGATAGCAACGGCTGAACCGATTTCAATAGAACGAAACTTTTTCATTTTTAGTTCTCCTTTCAAGAGACTTTCTTTAACCTTCTATACCTGAAAGTATAGCAGGGGGGTCTGACAAATTGAGAGGTACAATTCGGACATTCCCGACTTTTGGGATTGTGATTTGAACCACATTTATTTATCTACTATTTAATTTTATGAGATAAGACTAGCACACATAACTTAAAAAGTCAAATCGACACGCCGTAAGAATTATAACAATTTGATAACGGGGCTCGCCCTTTCGAACAGATGTTCGGATAAAATGGATCCCGTTAAAACGGGGGACCATTCAAATCTTCTGAGTCATTAAAACCTTTATTGTATCCACTAGAATACGCAAGTTTAAAAACTAGAAAACCGATTACGATATCAACAAGCAAATTAAATCCGTTATAGAAAATCATTTATTTTATTCCTCATCTTCTAGGTTTAGAAAGTCGTAGGTTTGCTTAGCCTGTTCTAACGGCATAAGCCCCTTGTATTCATTACATTCCTGACAGACCATTACGCCCTCAGAGTAGATGTTTTCACAAAACACACAGATTACTTTTGACATTTTAGTTTTCCTTTCTTTCTTTATGCCATTATTCTAACACAGGGGTCAGACATTTAGCAATTCTTCTACATCTGCACTTATTACTGCATAGGCAGCTGCACAGGTGTAGCAATAGGTCTCAGTAGGGATACCCCCCAGCATAAGGGCATCTATGCCACTATATACTAGGTTAGTATTTTCGCAATTTATTACTTTACATGTTTTCATTTATTAAGCCTTTCCTACAATAGAGCCACGGATACCTAGTAGGTCACACGATACCTTTATCGCTGTACCAGTAGGCAATTTTTCAGGGTAGGCAGAGATGAAAGACTCTACTGCCTCTTTATTAGGTAGGGTAATTGTAGAGACATTACCATTGAACGATTCTAGTTTTACTTTATACATTAGTTAGATACCTTCCAATCTGACCAACCAGATAGTCGGTCACTATCATAGTCCATATACCATGATTCGATATTCTGCTCACATGATTCACAGAATGTGTAGCAAGTGTCATTGTGGAATGACTTAGCAGACTTATTAGGGACATGCTTTTCGCATGTTATTGTTTTTTCTAGTGTTATCATTTTGACAACCTTTCTTTATTAACTGATAGGACTATCCTAGCATAGGGGTCTGACAAATAGGGGCTTTATTTGCTAAGGCTCACTGTGATACTAGTCACATTTATTTGCTTAGGCTCATTACCTTATTTATCTTTATTTAATTGTTTATAGTAGAATACTAGCACAGATATCCCCAAAAGTCAAGTTTCGACACGCACAAAACGGACATTTATAGGGTGTTTTATATCACATGATAAAAGGTACAAATCGGACATTGGGGCGAGCCCTTTTATGATCATTTGTCAAGCTGACACGCCGTGTTATGGTGGGTTATTCTACGATAACCTTTTCACCATTTTCCATGTAGTAGATTTCGCAAGGGATAGATTCACCCTTTTGAGTAGGGCAGTAAGTAACGTGCTTACTACTAGCGTGATTAGTTATTCCCTTTAGGTAGTTATCCTTAGAGAAGTAACCCTTCATTAGAAACACAGTGTGTTCCCAACCTCTACCTGATACAGCAGAGTTAGTTACTGATTCATTACATACTGAACAAGTACCAAACCATAGGCGGTTATCCTTACGGAAACCATCAGCAGGATTTATTACTGAGAAACCGTTACCGATTCCATTGGTACGAACTTCATCGAAGTTTTCTTTTGTTATTACTAGTGACATTTTATGTCCTTTCTTTTTACTTTCTATGCTTATAGCATAGCACCCCCCACTGACAAATTCAAGCACCCAGTGGGGTGTTTTGATAACGTTTTGATAACAATGTGCTCACTATTTTTGCAGGTTTTTTCATTCTAAATCGTGTATCGTACATATTTAAAAAATATTCAGATTTTCTCAAAAATGAAATTTTTCAGATTTTGTCCAGGGTATAATAGAATCATGACAGATAGCTTTGATAAAGAATATCCCCAATACGATAATTGGCCTATGAAAATATTTTCAGATTTTTGCTGTAATGGCTGTTCTCACAAATCAGAAAATGATCATAAAAAAAGACCAGATACAGTCGAAACCGAGTCTGGTCTAATTTTGAAGGGTATTGTTAACGATTAACAATAACACCATTTTCTACTAGTAGATCATAAAGCAATCCATTTACATACATTAGCTGAGGCTTTTGCTGTGAAATAGCTTCTTCAACTTGGTCTGATGGTGCATTCTGCTGAACAGCCATTTGACGATTCATGTTCTCAATGGCGTTAGTCATAAGATCTACGACTTCTTGACGCATTAGCATAACTGTCTCCTTTTCCTAATTAGGTTAATACAATGATAGCACAACTTAAGGATTTGTCAAATTTGGACGGTATATAACGAACACAGTTCGTCTTGACTCAAAGTCACCATTTCCCAATAGGACACTTAGCCATAAGCAAGGTGCTTTTGAGTTGCATAAAACAACCACACTTCATACATCTTTCCGATCTTTCTCTGAAATGCTCACAGCCTCTACATATATCCATTCTATGCTCCTTAAGCTCTGTATCGCTCCTAGGGGCCTTTGGATTAAATAGATCTAGTGGTGTTACATCTTTACCCTGGTTTTCCATTTACTCATTTTATCATAAATATCTGATATAATAATTTCATGGCCCTTCCAGATAATCACTATACCGTAACTAAGCAAGTTACTGAAGGAAACAGCATTACGCTATATGCTAATGACAATGTCTTCCCACCAATTTCAGCTACAGTTTACATTGCAGCTGCTCTTCATACTTATGTAACAGATAATGATATCGACCTCAACGGCAAGAACATTGCTGTATTTGGTGCTGGAGCAGGATTTGTTCCTATTGCCCTCAAGCACATGTATCCAACAGCTACAGTTACTGCTTACGAAAATGACGCAGAGTCATACTCTTTCATTACTCCAAATGCACAGTCACAGGATGTAACCTTTACTGCAGTTAATGCAGATGTCACTTCACTAGATGTCAGCACAAAGTTTGATGCTATTCTGGTTTGTCCTCCATACCTTCCAGACGTTATCAAGAATCTTCCTATCTCACACGCATGGGAGAATGCACCAGATCACGTCATCTTTGGTGGTTACAAGGGATTTGACAAGTACAAGGAATTTGTAGATTCAGCAGTTAAGAATCTTAAGAAGGGTGGACTTATTGCTACTCTTCACTCAAGACTTCAGAAGAATGATGCTGCAGATTATCTAAATGCAAACTTCTCAGATCTTACAAATATCAATCAGGTAGAAGACTTTGTCGTAAACCTAGAATTGGTAGATCCTTCATTTACATTCGGTATCAAGAAGTAATCCCCTTAGATTAGCAACTGCTCACTCTTTTAGAGTGGGCTTTTTGCTTATTTGGGGTTGGAACTACTTATACGGCGAACTTTACCCCGTTACTTAAAAACGTATTCTCCGCTTCGCTTTTATACACAAACTGTGGATAACTGTTAAAAACTCAAGTATAATTATGTTATTATGAATTCTCTCAACTCCGCTCAAATGATCATGGGAATTGTTATTTCCGCAGCTACTATTTTGTCGCTTACTGCAGCAGGAGTCAGATGGCTCGTAAAGCATTATTTCGCAGAACTCAAACCGAATGGTGGCGGAAGTTTAAAAGATAAAGTCAATATGCTTGAGGCACGTGTTAACGAAGCAGATGCTATGAGAAGAAGCATGGATAAAAAGCTTGATCGTGTTTATGATTTGCTAATTACATATATAGCTAGTAAAGACAAGTAATATATAATATATATAATATATAAGATATATTCTACTTAGAGATATTATTTAATATTTAATATATAACAATTATAGCAGAGAGTTCGTATCTGTGAGGCTTAAAATGAGAAAATCTTTATAACGATTTGATAACTCTTTTTTAAAATGTCTATTTTATCCTAATATGGTATACTTATTAAGGCCAGCACCCAGGACTGTCTCTCATACCCACCTTTCTGGGTGTTGGTCCATTTCTAGATATTTTGGCTTACATTGCTGTATAATGGAGTTACTATGACATTACCTTGCGGACCCTCAACCTTTGGTGCAGACCCAGTCATTATCAAATGGCAGGTTGTACGTGGCGATACTGCCAACATGCGTGTAGAATTCTACAACCCAGACGAAAAGACACCTTTCTCAACAGAAGGTTGGTCAGTCGTAGCAAGTGCTTATGACCCTAAACTAGACACTGTTGACGAGCTAATTGCCGATCTAGGCAATGGATATGTTGATATCACAGCACCAGCAGACGTTACTAAGCTGTGGGGTACTGGATACGGATCAGTTCTTGGAGAACTACTGTTTGATGTCCAAATCACAACCATTGATGGAACTGTGTGGACTCCAGTAGTTGGAAGCATAATCATTCTAGGTGATGTCACTTATGGAGGAACTCTATGACAAACCCAATAATTAAGATTGTCCCAATGCCAGGTGTACCTGGTGCAACGGGACCTCGTGGACAGGTAGGCCCAAAGGGCGATACTGGAGACAACGGACTAAGCGGTGCATCCGCATATCAAATTGCATTAGGAAACGGTTTTAATGGAACTGAGTCTCAATGGCTTGCATCTTTGCAAGGCGAAAAGGGAGATACTGGATTTAGAGGTGCTGATGGAAATCCAGGTATGACAGGTGCCTCTGCCTATCAGCTTGCAATTTCAAATGGATTTGTAGGATCACAATCTCAATGGCTTGCATCACTAGTTGGACCTGCAGGTGCTAAAGGTGATAAGGGAGATACTGGTTCTGCTGGTGCTACAGGAGCCACAGGTGCAACTGGCCCAAAGGGTGATACTGGAGCAGCAGGTGCTGATGGTACACCAACAAAAGGTACTTGGACACCAGTATGGTCTGGTACAGGATTAGTCTATGGTGCAAATACTGTAACTGGTCACTATGTTGTTGTTGGAGACCTCGTTCATTTTAGAATTAAATTTACACTTAGCAATGTTCAAAGTTTTGGAACTGGAGCATACACTATTACACTTCCATTTGCACCAGTAGCAGATTATATTTTTAGAGATGGTGGATTGCATTCAAATGGAAATCACTATAACGTATACCTAGATGCAGACGTAAACTCAACAACTGCAGACTTGATGTATGGTGCAGGAAATCAAGAGTATACTATGGACTACAACTCTCCAAAAGTTTTGACCACAACAGACTTTTTCTATATCAGCGGAACTTATGAGAGGGCAGTATAATGGCATATCCAGGAACATTTGATATTTCTTACTACAAGGGAGACTCTCTTGATTTTAAGATTTATCCAAAAGATAATAGTGGTGCAGCATTTCCACTAACAGACTTTACATCTGTCAAATTTACAATTGCTGATAGCCGTGGTAATGGTGCTACACAATTTTTAGCTAACTCTTCAATTGTCACTTCTTCATCTCCAAATTACATATTGTGTCAGATTACACCAGGACTTGGTTCACAGCTTGACGCAGACATTCAATATGTATACGATGTTGAAATTAAGAATAATACTGGAAGCATTGTCCATACCTTGCTTACTGGAACTATTACAATCACTGATCAGGTTACAGGAGCTCTGTAATGGCTGACATCTATACAACAATAGCTTCTACTGACGTTTCTGTAATTGGAGGGGCATCATCAATCAATGTTGCTGTCGATTATGGTCTAAAGGGTGATCGTGGTAGCTACTTCTTGTATGGAAATGGAAAACCTACTGAAGTTACCCTGCCAGAAAGTGCTAAAGCATACGATATGTATGTGAATCTAAATTCAAATGACTCAGAATATCAGTATGTTTATCAATATATTAATACTCCTTCTGGCATGAATTGGGTATCCCTTTTTAAGCTTGTTCCAGATATCTACACCGCAGCCAGAACATTAACATTTGTTGATGGTGAGGCTGTAACCTACATTCCAGCAGTATCTGTTGTTGGAAGCACCCAGAGAGCATCCTCTTTGCTTTCTTCAAGTTATGCAGTGCTGGCAACTGTCGTAAATGACTCTCCAGTAGCTGCTGCAATCTCTGTTGCCGATGTTCAAACTGATTCTCAGAACGTCATTGCAATTCCAATAACAGTCCATGCGACAAAGAGAAATGGAAACAATACCTGGAGCAATCTTTCAGGCGACTACAAGGTCTTTTTCCAGATATCTGTGATATAATTTAAAGGATAGTGAGGTATTATGAGCCAATATATTGATGGAACCCAAAATGGAACTGGTATTTTTAGTACCAAGGTTCCAGGTTATGATGAGACAGCTGACATTCAGGCTGCACTCAAAGTTTTCCTATATGGTTCAAAAGATTTTGACCCAACTGCTGAAAATGCAGTAACAGCAATTAAGACTGCAGGATCATCTCTTGCAAAGCATCTTCAGGTAATGAAGGATGAGATTGCACTTCTACAGGATCTAGGATTTGCATCTGTACAATCAATAGAGCCAACTAATCCAATTAATGGTTTTATCTGGGTAGACTCAGATCAGTCACAAACAAATACGCCACTAGTTCAGGGCGTAATCTTACAGAATACACAACCTTCTACAGATTTGGTAGATGGACTGCTATGGGTAGATAAGAATTCTTCTCCACTAGCAATGTATGTTTATGATGCAACAGCTGCATCATGGAGACAAATAGGTGTGTAATGGCTAAGACAACAGAACAACAGCTAAGAGACTCAGCAATTGCAAAGCTTGTTGCATTGGGGCTAACAGAAGCTGAATTGAGAGCATTGGGGATAACTTCAGATGGCAACTAAAAGTAATATTTCAAAAGTAGCTTACGTATATGACGAAGCAACCGACAAGTGGTATCCAATTGCAGGTGCTGCTAGTACATCAGCAGACTATTCATGGACTGGAGACCACAACTTTGAGTCAACAGCCTCAGTAACTTTTGAAACTGTTGTAAAGTCAAAAGCTGGTATTAATAATTTTCTAAATCCTACTGCACGTGATGCAGCTATTACTGCACCAGTTGCAGGACTTGTAGCTTTTGTTCAGCAAAATTCTGCAGGCACTCAGATTAACGACATTCAAATTTATGATGGATCAAGATGGAGATCATCTGGAGACCACATTATGCTTTCAGCAATTATTAATCCAACAGATAATAATTATCAAATTACTTTGGATGATGCAGGAACAACTCTAAATGTTTCTTCTTCAAACAACATAACTATTACAGTTCCAACTAATGCTACTACAGCATTTAAGATTGGACAAAAGATTGAAATTATAAGATCTGGAACTGGTACCGTTTCTGTATCTGCAGCAGGTGGAGTTACCCTAAACAGCAAGAACGGCAATAAAAAGATTGCTGCTCAGCACTCAGGTGCAGTTCTTACAAAGATGGATACAAATACCTGGCTACTTATTGGTGACCTGACGGCTTAGGATAATAGATGCTAGGTTCATTTGGGTTGTGGGCATCTTCTAAGGGGATGAAAGTTGTTACCGATTATGTCGGTATGACTAAGTCCACTGCCGAATCTCAAATAGTTACAGATGGCTTTATTCTTGGAACAGAAACAGCTCAGCAATACACAGATGCTGCTGATCAATCTAAAGATGGAAAGATTGTTTCTCAAACTCCAGTAGCTGGACAATCTGCACCGTATGAATCATCCATTGACCTAACTTATGGAGTTTTTAATTTTACTGCCTTTTCTGTATTTAGCTTTTTCGGCGTGTTTAACTTTACACCATTTGGTGTTTTTAACTTTACACCATTCAGTGTATTCAACTTTACGCCTTTTGCAGTGTTTAATTTCTTTGGTGTATTTAATTTTACTCCATTTACAGTCTTTAACTTCTCATTCTTTGTTTTTAGCTTTACCCCATTCTCAGTATTCGGATTCTTTACAGTATTTAGCTTTACCCCATTCAGCGTATTTAGCTTCAGATAACTAATAATCTGATATAATAAAACTATGGCTACCCTTCCAAATGGACTAAATCTTCCATATCCAGAAGCAACTGACCCAGTCAATGTGCATGGAGACATTTACAGGCTTGTTTCCAAGCTTGAAGAAGTATTGCCACCACTTGGTGTCTCAAACTTTCAAATTCCAGTATTAAATGCTAGCGGATCAACTATTTCAGCTGGAACTCCAGTGTATGCTGTTGCTTCTGATAATGGTCAGACAACTATTGCAAAGGCACTTCCTGCAAACAAGCCAATTCTTGGTTTGGCTAAGCAGGATATTGCAAATAATGCTAATGGTATTGTTGTTGTTGCAGGCATCCTTGACAATGTAAATACATCTGGTCTTGGTGATGTGGGAAGCGTACTATATGTTGGAGAAACTGGAGGGTTGACAATAACTCAGCCATCTGGTGGAGCTGCAGCTGTTGGAGTGGTAGCAGTTAAGCATTCTTCTGCAGGTGTAATTATTGTTGAAGCTAAGGGCAATGGTACCTGGGGTTCACTAAAAGCTGGTCTTTCATAACAAGGGGTATAATTAATTATGGCAATTTTACGTACAACAACTACTACATCAACTCAGGCAGTCAATGCTGCTGGTGAAGTTGAGGTAGGAGCTACCCCACCAGTTATTAGATGGACTGTTGTCAAGGGTGACTACGCAGCATTTAGATCTTATGTAGAAGATGACTCTGGAAACCCAATTACTCCAGAAGACTATCAAATCAAGGCAGACTTTAGACGTGGAACAGAATTGCTATTTTCTATAACCCCACAAAAAACAGAATTCGATAACGCTGGTGAATTCACAGTAAGCATAACTCCTGCACAATGTAAGCAACTGCAGAGTGGCGATATTTTTGACGTTCAGCTCTCAGATGCTGTCGTAGTTTGGACGGTATGCCGTGGAATTATGACTGTAATCTCAGAGGTAACTGATCGATAATGGCTTTTGTATTAATAAAGAATAATCTAAAAAATCCAAACCTCTGGGGAGTATCTACTAAGAACCCCATTGCCGAGGTTCAAAATGTATTTCCGCCAGAAGGCTATAGAAATTTTTATAATGTAAAATATGTATCAAGAGTAGATGTAATCGAACATCTACCATTTAGGATAAGATTTAGCGGCATAGGACTTGAGGGGTATGACAGAGCAAATCCAGCATCAGTCGGTATTGCTATCATTGGCTACAGTAACTATATTCTATAAAATATATAAATATCCTGTATAATATAATCATGGCTAGAACTACAATCCCTAACGTAAAAACACTTTTTGAGACTGGAGACCGTCCTACTCAGAGTGACTATGCAGCTTTAATCGATACATCAACTGCTCAGGCCACAGACCTTGGTACTTTTGGTAATAACGAGAACACAATCACTGGCATTGAAAGCTCAACTATAGTTGATACTTTTGATGCAACTCAATGGAGAATGATTAAGTATATCGTTTCAATCTCAAAGATTACTTCTGGAGATAATAAGTTCTATGCAACAGAGTTGACCATTCTATGTGATGCTGATGATATTAGCGTAACAGAGTATGGCACAATTGACAATGATGGGAATATGGGCACCGTTAGCGTCTCTCGCTCTGGAGATACAGTCAGTTTGATTGTTACACCAGATGCAATAATTCGACCTGTCACCGTACGTTTTGCACGTATGGGACTTAAGGCGTAATAACGAGGAGATAACAACATGGCAACAGTCACTAAAGACTTTAAGGTTAAGAGTGGTCTCGTTGTTGAAGGTGCTACAGCTACCGTCAATAACTATGACGTTCTAACTAAGAAGCAAGAAGACCAAAACTACATCGTTGATCTCATTGGTGGTACAGCAACCCCTGAGAATACACCAAATACTGTCGTAAAGCGTGATGGTAATGGTAACTTTGTAGCAAATCAAATCACAGCAAATGAAGTTGTGATTCAAACTGCTGGTTCAATTTTTGAAGATTCAGGATTTAACATTGGATCTAATCCTGGCAATGACCTCAATCTTTATGGTCACGTTGGTGTAAATATTACTGCAAATAATGCAGATATTATTCTTAATGCTGACGGAACATCATACCTTACCTCAGCAACATCTGGTAATGAGATTGCAACACGTGGATATGTAGATGGACTTGCAGGAAACTACGATGCAGCAGGATCTGCTTCAGCAGCACAGACTGCAGCACAGAGCTACGCAGATGGCCTTGCTTCAAACTACGATGCAGCAGGTGCTGCCTCAACAGCACAAAGCAATGCTGCATCATACACAGATACAGCAATTACAAATCTTAACCTATCTGGTACATATGATGCTCTTGGTGCAGCAACAACTGCTCTTAATGATGCAAAAGATTACACAGACCAGGAAGTTGCTGCTCTTGTAGATTCAGCACCAGATCTACTAAATACACTTAATGAGCTTGCTGCAGCTATTGCTGATAACCCAAACTATGCAACAGACGTTGCTAACCTAGTTGCAACAAAGGCTGATACAACTTATGTAGATAGTGAAATTACTGGAGCTGCAACCACAGCACAAGGATATGCAACTACAGCAGAAAATAATGCCAAAGGCTATGCAGATGGCCTTGCTGGTAATTATGATGCAGCAGGATCAGCTTCAACGGCTCAGTCAAATGCAGAAACATTTGCAACAAATGCAATCAATGCACTTGATACAGATGCTATTGAAGAAGGACAGAATAACCTTTACTTCACAAATAATCGTGTAGAAAATGCAATCATCGATCCACTTACACTTGGTACTCAGACAAACATCTCTGTGACATACAACACAGGCACAGGTGCTTACGACTTTGTAGCAGAAAATGGTATCGCAGATTCTACAACATCTGATCTTGTAGAAGGCTCAAACCTCTACTTCACAGATGCACGTGCAGTATCAGCACTTGAGGCGGTAGTTCCTAACTTCACTGAGATTGACCTTAATAACATTGTTACTAATGTCGCTACTCAGGCTACAGTTGCTACAGCTAGCCAGGTAACAGCACATGAGTTCGACTCAGCTGTATACCGTTCAGCAGAATACACAGTAAAGGTTGCTTACGGCTCACACACAGAGCTTTCAAAGGTAATTATTACTCTTGACTCTGCAGACAACATTGCAATTACAGAATATGCTGTTGTAGGAACTAACGGTTCTGCATCAACAATTACAGCAGATGTTAATGGCGGTAACGTAAGACTTCGTGTCACTACAGCCAACAACAACTCTATTGTAACTGTATTTGGAACAATCATTAAGTAATTAAAAGGAGTAGGTAGATGGCAACAGTAAACAAGGATTTCAAGGTAAAACATGGAATTCAAGTAGCAGAGGGTGGAGTCTTTGGTGGCCCTATCGTTGCTAGCGACCCAACAGATTCAACTCACGTAGCTACTAAGGCATACGTTGATGCTAACTCTGGTGGGGCTGCTGTTGCCTCTACTGCTCCCTCATCACCATCAAATGGTGCATTCTGGTATGACACAGTAACTAAGCGAGTAAATATTTATCACGAAGATACTGGTTGGACAACCATTGCAACTATTGATGACACATTAACTTTGGCCCAGCACATTCACGATACTTCTATTGGTGGTACTGGACTTATTACAACTACCTTCCGTGAAGGCGGATCTATACCACAATCACCTATGTCTAGTGGTATCGATGGTGGAGATCCATCATCTACTGAGTTCACTCTCATCTTTGATGGTGGATCAGTAACTGATACTTTTAACTAAAACATAGGATATAATAGAAAACAGGACTAGCTGTCCTGAAAGAGGAGACTATAACAATGGCAACAAGAATGCAGCAACGCAGAGGTACTGCAGCACAATGGACTGCTGCAAACCCTATTCTCTCTGCAGGTGAAATTGGATTTGAGACCGATACAGGTCAGTTCAAGATTGGTGATGGAGCCACAGCGTGGGACGACATCTCATACTTCAAGAACCTTGAAGACCTAGGTGGAAGCCTGGATGACTACATCCTCTTAACTGAGAAGGGTGCTGCAAATGGTGTTGCTACGCTTGATGGTAGTGCATCTATTCCACTATCACAACTAACAAATGTCATTGATTCAGCTCCAAATACACTTAATACACTTAAAGAGCTTGCAGATAGCATTACAGATGTCGGTGGCATCGTGCAGACATCTATTGCAGATGCAATTGAAGTTGAAATGGCAGCTAGAGATTTGGCAATTGCTACAGCTAAAACAGAAGCAATTACTGCAGCGACTACAGAGTCAGCTACTTCAGCTGGTGAGCTAGTAGATGCTGAAGTAGTTTTGAGAAACGAGGCAATTGCTACAGCTAAAACAGAGGCACAAACTTTTGCTACAGATGCAGTCACTGCTGCTGACGAAGGAATTCGTTCAGATCTTGGAGTGGATATATCAAATGCTCAGACAGCTGCACAAAATTTTGCAACACAAGCAGACTCTGACCTTCACACAACAATCACTGGTGAAATCTCAACTGCTGTAGGAAATGCTGAAGATAATGCAAATGCATACACAGATACACAGATTTCTACACACGTATCAGACTCTACAAATGTCCACGGTATTGCAGACACTTCAGCTCTAGCAACTAAGACATATGCAGATTCAGCTGTTTCAACACACAATTCTGACACAACTAGCGTACATGGAATTGCAGATACAGCAGAGCTAGAAACTCAGACAGGTGCTCAGGCAAAGGCAGACAATGCTTTGTCAGCAGCAGAAAACTCTGCAGCAGGACTATATGCAACAATTATTGACACAGAAATGACTGGGGATGCAACAGCAGAGAACATTACTATTACTGGTAACTTGGTAGTAAATGGTACAACTACATCAGTATCCTCACAAAACCTTGAAGTTACAGATCCACTTATCTACATTGGATCTGGAAACTCAGCAAATTCTAAGGATCTTGGTGTTGTAGGTCACTTTAACAATGGTACATACCAGCACACAGGTCTTGTTCGTGATGCATCAGATGGAAAGTGGAAGCTTTTTTCTGGAGTAACTACAGAACCTACAGACACAATTGACTTTACTGGAACACCAACTTATGACACACTTAAGCTAGGTGGAGTAGAGTTCTCAGATGGTGTACAGACAAAGCAGGGTGTCCCATCTATCACTCCAATTTCTCAGAAGACAGCATCATACACACTGTCTAACCTTAATGAAAGAGATACACTTATCGAAGTTGGAAGCTCTTCAGCTACAACTTTGACTATCCCAGCAGACTCAACAGTAGACTATCCAGTCGGAACTACAATTGATATCCTACAGACATCTTCTGGACAGGTAACAATTGCAGGTGCAGGTGGAGTTACTGTAAATTCAACACCAGGTCTAAAGCTGAGAACTCAGTGGTCATCTGCAACTCTTATGAAGAGAGCAGCAAACACATGGGTTGTCTACGGCGACCTAATGGCTTAATTTTAGAATATAGAAATCGGGAGATATAAATGGCAGCAGGTAAGAAGGCAGGTAGACATTCGCAATCATCGAATGACTTCTTGGAGCCAAAAGCACCAATAAATGTAACAGCATCTGATGTTGGAACTAATAGAGCATACGATAATGGTGCAGTTTCAGTTACATTTGAGCTACCAGCTGATTCTCCAGCTGCCACATCTTACACAGTTACGCTGTCAAGTGGACAGACTGGTTCAGGATCTTCATCTCCAATCGTTGTCGGAGGAATTGCTACAGGAGCATCAGTTACAGCAACAGTCGTTGCATCAAATGCTGCTGGTAACTCTGTAGCATCCTCTGCATCATCTTCAGTTACTGTAACTACAGTTCCATCAGCACCTGTATCTCCATCAGCATCTTCACCTTCTGGTGCAGATTATGACACAGTTTCCTGGACTGCCCCAGCATCAAATGGTGGCAAGGCAATTACTGGATATAGCTGGTCTTCTGATGACGGAAAGTCTGGATCAACAGCCTCTACCTCAATTAACGTTACTCAAGAGCAGGGTACAGCACAAACATATACAATTACAGCTGTAAATGCTAATGGTACATCTGCAGGTGCAGCTTCGAACTCAATCACCACGTTCTCGTTTGTCCCATTCTCAGTTTTTAACTTCTTTGGTGTGTTCAACTTCACACCATTCTCTGTGTTTAACTTCTTTGGCGTATTTAACTTTACGCCCTTTGCTGTGTTTAACTTTTTTGGTGTCTTTAACTTTACCCCATTTGCTGTTTTTGGCTTCTTTGGCGTATTTGGCTTCTTTGGGGTATTTGGATTCTTCTCCGTATTTAGCTTTGCTCCATTCAAAGTATTCAGCTTCAGATAATCTGGTATACTAGGATTAACCTAGTAGAATGGAGTATGAGATGGATATGCAATCTAGACCTGGTCAAGCACCAATGAAGAGCATCAGCCAATCACCACAACCACACAAGTTCTTTGAGCGATTTTTGGACAATGACCTTGATGTTTTGGCAAAAGAATTACAAGATAGATATGCTCTAATTGAGCAAGCAAAGATCAATGGTGTTACACCAGTTGGTCCCATGGAGGCATGGAAGGACTCTGGAAGTATCTCTACAATGAAGTGGAGACAGTACAATGTCTTTCAGTTCCACATTCCTGGAATCTATAATCTATACAAGGCAGTAGGAGACATGACAAGAGAAGCATGTGAATACTACGGCCTTGACTTTGAAAAAGAACAGTTCATGATTCAGGGATGGTTCAACATTAATCATGCTAAGGGCGGTAAGCTTGGGTGGCATGAGCATGGAGGACGTGGAGCACCAGACTTCCATGGTTATTACGCAGTTATTGCAGAACCTTCAGAAACACATTATCAAGTTTATGATGAGTATAAGATCAACGTAAACAAGAATAATCGTGCAATTCTTTCAGAAATGGGTCACCCACATGCGATGGGTGGTTGGGACTGGGATGGTCCAAGAATCACAGTTGCATACGATGTGACTCCTCTTGCATCACTACAGAATGCAGGATACGAGCATGAGCAGCATTGGATTCCTTTGGCATGATTAGTATGAGCAAACCTCCACATAAATTCTTTGAAAGAACATTGTCTATTGATTTAGACAGTCTTTCGGAATATCTATGGCAAAAAACTGATTTTATCTATTCAAATGGAATTGGTGCACCTGAAGATATTTTTAAAGCTAAGAAGGATCGTGGAGATGCTCTTACTACAATGTTGGGTGATTACTATAATATTTTTACATGGGATCACCCAGCATTAAAGGAACTATATGATGCCCTTTTAGAAACAACTAAAGAGGCCTGTGAGTACTACGGAATTGACTTTGAATCTGAAGACTACTATATAAATGGATGGTTTAATACATTTGAAAATAGTGTCTATGGTGGCGAGTCCCCAAGAAACCACCCAGAGTGGTTCCATGACCATATGAAGGGTATTGGTGCACCAGTATTTCATGGATATTTCTGTGTCAATGCTGAACCATCAACAACTCTATATCACATTGGTAGAGACCAAAATAATCTATTTGAAAATATTAATAAAAATAACAGACTTATTGTATCCGAAACTGGACATCCACATGCTATTGAAAATTGGGGATGGAACGGTAAGAGACTTACTATTGCGTATGATATATCTCCAAAGGATGTAAATGGAGAAAAGTTTGTTGGAAGCCATTGGGTAAAGCTAGCATGAAGAAGTGGTTAAAGGCGATCATTTGTAAACTAAGATCGCATGATGTAGTCAGGGGCGAAGCTTGTCCAGTAACTGGAATAGTAAAGCTTACCTGCAATAATTGTGGTGCAACAAATGTGCCAAAACACCAAGGAGCGACATTCTCATGAAAGATGCATCAAAGATTCACTATATTAAAGGCTTTATGCCAAAGGATGTAGTAGATGTAATACTTGACTACTCTATTAAAAATGATGATAAGTTTACTGAATTTGGAAACAACGAAAAAGAGTTTACGGTAAATGTTTTTAAAGATCAAAATCAAGAAACTCTTCATGTATCTAATTTAGTCACTGCGTGGGGCAAAAAGGTATATGATCTAGTTGTAGAAACATATGGCGGACAGTTTAAAGATTTTGAGCCACATATGTCTCACATAGCTAGATTTGAATCAGGCTGGGGTATGCATGAACATTATGACGCAAGTAAGCCAAATGATATTGCTACCCTTATTTACATTAATAGTGATTACAATGGTGGAGATATATACTTCCCAGAATACGATATTAGCCATAAGCCAGAGCCTGGAGATCTTTTGATGTTCCCAGACAATCCAGACTATATCCATGGTGTTAGACCTATTTCAGAAGGAATAAGATATACAACTCCACGTTGGTTTACTCGCATAGTATGATAAAATATACTAGGAGAAACTTATATGTCGCAACCTCTTAATCTATACGCTTCACGCATTTTACAGGAAAGCCCCCTGGTTATTTGGCCTATAGATGAGAAGGCAGACTACTATAACTTTATTCAAGAAAACAGAAGAGCAGCCACCACCTCTTTAGGATGGTCAATAACTGGTGCAACATCTTCTAAACTGGAAGAACAGCTTGGAACTGAACCATTCTCTGAATCGTCTACAACAAGATTTGTAGCAGACTCATCAGATGGACTAGTTGTTATTGAAAGTCCAGTACTAACAAGTTTTTCAGCATTGGATAAATATCTAGCAACATATTCTGTATCATCCTTTTTGTTATTTTCTCAAAATGTTGTATCTTCAGTTTCTATAGGTGTTAGATATCAAGATCCTTTTGCAGGAACAACAGACATTGTAAAAGAGTTTCCAGTTTTTGTTTCTGGATCATGGATTAATATTGCAGAAACCTTTGATATACCACATGACTTTACATATGATATAAAAATGGTAATTAAGGTTAAGTACGATAAAGACTCTCCACTAACATTTTATACAAATGGACTATCATTTGGTCAATGGTCTGAAGAGTGCAGTGCAACATCTCTTGGCACAGACATATCGTATCTACCATCAAAAATATATGGATTTCCTGAAGGCAAAAAAGGCATTAGAATTTATGGTGCAGGTGAATCTGATCAAGACGCATTTATTGTTGTAGACGGAAACAATAAGATTAACTCAAGAAGCAATGGACTTCCGTTGGTATATGGAGCACAATCAGCTTCATTTATTGAGCAAGCAGATTCTGGCTTGCCATCTATCATTTTCCCATCAAACGGGTTTATGATGGATTATGCAAAGTATACAAACCTTAGCGTAGAGTTTTGGGCAAAAATTAATAACACTCTTCAGGATCCATTTAGAATTTTTGGACCAATAGGCTCTAGTGATGGAGTTTATGTTGAAGGACCATTTATAAAGTTACAAGTTGGCAATAAAATAGGGACTCACTCCGTATTAGAGTGGGGTAGGCCAATGCTAATTCATATTGTCTTACAGCAGGATTCTGCACAACTATTAATTAATGGGTCTAAGGTTATAGATATAGAAGTAGATAAAAAGAATACCAACTTTTCACAAAGAGTTATAGACGGTAAGAGTGCAGACTGGCTAGGTATTTATGGTTCTGAAAGCATAGAGCCACTTGAAATCGACTGTGTATCTATATTTCCATATTCTGTTTCAACAGAAGTTGCAAAAAAAAGATTTGTATATGGACAAGGCGTAGTAGTTCCAGATGCTCTCAATACAGCATATAGTGGAAAAACAGTGTCATTTGATTATGAATTTGCTCAGTATTCTCAAAACTTTTCTTATCCAACAAAGGCTTCTTGGAATAAGGGTAGGTCTCAAAACCTTGTAGTTGATGCAGATAAGATTCATTTGCCACAGTATGCCAAGCCAACCATGGTTCTTGGGCAGGTAACAGAGACACAGTTAATGACAGTTTTAGCAAGTCATCAAAACGACCTATCTGGACTATTCTTTTCATTTAAACCAGACAATTCGATTAATCCTTCGGGATCCTACCTATCATTTGACAAGATAAACGTTGGCTCAAAAACAACAAAAGGTTTTTATGTTTCTGCAAAAGCATCATTTAGTAATAATGGACAGACAGTATTTATTCTAAGAGATAACCTAAGCACATCATATCTAGAGGCGAAAATTTTGGACAATAATGTTTCGTACATCTTTAATTCTTCTGGTACACAAACTACATTGTTTGAATCACCAATAGTTCAGGGAGAAATACTCAATATAGGACTAGATTTTGACAAGGTTGCATCATATTTTGGTGGTGCACTTAGAACTTTTATTTCAAATTCATCAAACATATCAGTACATGTTGGAGGATCTTATGGCAAACAAACCTTTACTGGAAAGATATTCTCTATTTCATTCTTAAATGAAGATAACCTATATGAGGTAAGAGACGCATTTAGTGATATCGGTTTTGTGTGGGAATATAGTAACCAAGTTGCAGAAGCTATTATTAGTGGAGGTACAGCCCTGGATGTTGTTACTCAAATTGCAGATGCTGGAACAAACCTATACACTCAAAGTTTCTTAGATTATCTATATGATGGTGGATCTCCAAACGGCTATGCACAAGTTATTCTGGCACCATATATTTCTGCATATACCCTAAAAACATTTAAAGATAATGATATTTGTACACTTGACATCGCTTCTACTGGGTCATGGTCAGACTATATTCCACTATCTTATTTCTCTAAGCCATACAAAGATCAAGCAGGAATAGTTCAAAATGGAGTGGACTCTATACAGATAAATGTGTCATACCCAGCACCAGATATTTTTGAAAAGGTAGAGACTACTGGAGATGTCGATGAATGGACATATGCAGCACTTAAGAATAAGTTTGCCTTGCCAACTCAGAAAAAATATAGCGATCTAGATAATCATCTATATACTGGATATGTTGACTATGAGTCGCTAAGAATTAATACAGAATTTTATTATAGATACAACACCGATAGATCATTGGTAAAAACATTTATTTACTTTAAAACTATAGACTCTGCTGTTGCTTCTAGTCCAACATACTATACAGAAAAAATATCAGCACCAAAGAGTAGGGTTGTATCACCAGGGGAAGAATGGATAAATACAAAATATGAGGTAGTAAATAATACAGTTGTGTTTATGCCACCAAATGTTGATGTAGATAAGGTTGCTCTATGCTTTGAGGTTCAGTTTAAGGTAAATGGAACTGAGCATAATCCAATCTACATAAATAATCTTTCATTTGCTTCTCAGACTTTTGACAAAACAGCAGCAAAGGAAATTGGTACTAAGTTTGGAACAGGAGTTTATCCATTTGAAAAGGACGGATTTTACTATAATTATAAAGGTAAGAATCCAATCACAATCACAAAGCAATCAACTCCTCACCTATATCTAAATAAGTCAAACGGTATATCTGTAATTGGTGACTTTGATCCAAGAGTACAGAGGGGTATCTATGTTCCAATAAACAAAGAAAAATCTTCAAACTATAAGGTAGCTGCGATTAACTCATTCTTACTTTATGATTATGACTTTTTCCCATACTCTCCACAAGAAATATTTTCTATACAGTCAAACAATGAAGAGATAGTTTTTTATGTTCAAGCAATACATCCAGAAGGCACTAGAGGAAAGATCTTTGCTATTAATAAGAGCACTGGTCAGGTAGAAAACGGTATATCATACTTCATGAATGGTAAGCTAGTAAATAAGCCAGTTCTAACAGTTAAGCAGTGGTCATGTATTGGTATTGTTTTTGCTAGCTATATTAATGTCAGTGGCCATGAAGGGTCCATCAAGATAACTGGGCCAATTTCATTCGACAACCTGTCCATGTACGCAGCTAACAGGCTACAGCAAGTCCAGGTGACAACAGAGAGAAGTTGGGCTAGGGTTGAGTCTCCAGTAATTGGAGATGTAGACTGGCTATTCTGGACACCATATATCTGGAATGAAGTTCTCATCATGTCAAGTAGGTCTTTCTATGGAATTAATCCAGAAGATATCTATCAGCTATATACTGGAACTAATAGAATTATTGTTGACGATGGCCAAAAGATCCGTACTAGGTACTATCAATATAGACTTATGAATACTGCTTCTGCGGTAACTTCAGTCGTTACTCCAGTATAATATGGTATACTAATGGTTATGAAAGACTTAAATATGCCATTAATTGGTAAAGACGGAAAACCAAGAATGCCAGGTCAAATTGGCGAGACAAAAGTACAGGTAGTGCCAAAGCAGTATGACTGGGGCGTTTACTTCTGGAAATTGCCTACAGGAAGAATGTTTTCTGATGGAGAGGGTAACTATCTAACTATCCAGTCAATGAAGGGCGACCTTAGTCAGATCGCTAAGCTTAGACAGGCAGCAGCTCACTATGGACAGCCAGAGGGCGAACCAGTGTTTGAGCCAGGTGTACAGAAGATTTCAGACGAAGAGTATTCAGAGCAGGTAGAGAGAATGAAGCAAGGTCTTATTCCAAACCTTAATGACTTGGGTGCTGTACAGGCTGCTAAAGATACTATTGCAAAATACGGGGATGAAGAATAATGTCAGACGATACACCAATATACATACCTGCAAGTATTTCAGACAAAGAAGTAGTTGTCGATAAGTTTAAGGATCAAGACCCATTTGCTAAATCTTGGGATGAACTTAAGAATATTGGTGGTATTGAGAAGAACTTTAAGCGTAGAGCTGAGAGAATGGCTAAGGCCATTGATCCACTGCTCCAGAATAGAGTTGTTAATACTGGAGTTGATACACTAAATCCATCATATCAAGATTCAGCACTTGCTGTTAATACTGGTCGTGACGGTGCACGTTCAAAGGAAATTAATCCAGGAACAGTATTCAGAAATGGATATGGAATCTTCGATGTAATCACCCCACCATGGAACCTATACGAACTTGCCAATTACTATGACACTTCATTTGCTAACCATGCTGCTATTGATGCCAAGGTAGAGAACATCGTTGGTCTTGGTTATGATTTTGAGGTATCAAAGAAAACTATGATGTCCCTTGAGGCATCTTCAAGTGAAAGTGCTACAGAAAAAGCAAAAAAGAGAATTGAAAGAATTAAGGTGGAGTTGCGTGACTGGCTAGAAAGCCTAAACTCCGATGAGTCATTTACAAACGTAATGATGAAGGTTATGACTGATTACGAAGCAACTGGAAATGGATACCTTGAGGTTGGTAGAACTGTCAAGGGTGACATTGGTTATATTGGTCATATTCCAGCAACCACGATGAGAGTTAGAAGGCTACATGATGGATATGTTCAGATTATTGGACAGCGTGTAGTTTATTTCCGTAACTTTGGTGCAAAGAATGCAAACCCAATTACTGGTGATCCAAGACCAAATGAGATTATTCACTTTAAGTCATACTCTCCACTAAATACTTTTTACGGTGTTCCAGATATTATGTCAGCAATTGGATCGCTTCATGGAGACCAGCTAGCGTCTCAATATAACATTGACTACTTTGGAAATAAGGGTGTTCCTCGTTATGTCGTTACTCTAAAGGGTGCAAGGCTTTCAGAAGATGCTGAGGACAAGATGTTTAGATTCCTACAGACAAGTCTTAAGGGGCAGCACCATAGAACTCTATACATTCCACTTCCTGGAGATACTGATACCAATAAGGTAGAGTTCAAGATGGAAGCTGTTGAAACTGGAGCACAAGAGGCATCCTTTAATGAGTATAGAATAAGGAATCGTGATGATATTCTTGTTGCTCATCAGGTTCCACTATCAAAGATTGGTGGAGGAGATTCTGCTTCAATTGCAGCTGCACTCGCTCAAGATCGTACTTTTAAGGAACAGGTTGCACGTCCTAGACAAGATGTTATTCAAAAGATCATCAACAAGATTATTCACGAAAAGACAGATATTGTAGAGTTCAAGTTTAAGGAACTTACACTTACAGATGAAATTGCACAGTCACAGATTCTTGAGCGTTATGTTAAGAATCAGATTATTACTCCTGACGAAGCACGTGAGATTCTTGGCAAGCCAGCACGTCCAGATGGCGAAGGTAACAAGCCAATGCAAATGAAGCCACAGGACGTTGCAAATGAAACAGCTAACAGAGCAAGAGATGCAGAAAGAACAAATAATGCATCTGATAGCACTGCAACAGTTTCTGGAAGAAATCCAAAGGGAGAGGGTAGAGCTTCTCAATAAAATTGTGCTATAATTGTGGGAAAGCTCACAAAAAGAGTAAAAAGTACAAAAAGGGCTCTATAATATAATTACCATGACTATCTCAAAGGCTTATTGGACCTCAGAAGGTTCTGACATCAGAATTTCTATGCCACTCTCAAAAGTGGACCAAGAAAAGCGTATTGTGTCTGGCTTTGCCACTCTTGATAACATTGACAAGCAGTGCGACATTGTAACTCCAGAAGCCTCTATGAAGGCTTTCTCAAAGTTCCGTGGTAACATCCGTGAAATGCATGAACCTCTAGCAGTAGGCAAGATGGTCGCATTCAGAGAAGATAAATATTTTGATCCAGAGACACAGAAGATGTATAGCGGAATTTATGTTTCTGCATATGTGTCAAAGGGTGCTCAGGACACATGGGAGAAGGTTCTTGACGGAACTCTCTCAGGTTTTTCAATCGGTGGTCGTATGAATGAGTGGGATGATGCATACGATGCAAAGATGGATAGCCCTATTAGAATTATTAAGGATTACGACCTAGTCGAACTTTCGTTGGTAGATAACCCAGCTAACCAATTTGCTAATATTCTTTCTGTCCAGAAGGTGGACGGTAAGGATGTAGTGTCAGGACCAGCAGCAGAAGTCTCTATTGAGAATGTATTCTATGATGCTGACAATGGTATTGTAAAGATATCAGATCAAGAATCATTGGTAAGTCCAGTAAGTGGTGAGCCAATGAAAAATATAGGTTTCGTTGAAAAAGATGATAACGAAAAACTAACAGTAGTAAAGTTCTTAGTTGATAGTGCTAAAGGCATTAATCTTTCTAAGATGACAAAGGAGGTAAGTCCTATGACAGAAGAAACAACAGCCGAAGCAACAGTTGAAAAGACTGATGCAGTTGTAGATACTGTTGAGGTCGCTCCAGAGGCAAAAGCTGAGTCAACTCCAGATGACGAAAATGCAGAAAAGGCTATGAAGCCACACGCAGATGAGGAGACTCCTGCAGAAGATGCTGGCGAAATGCCAGGAGCTGAAGCAGAAGAGGATAAGGCTAAGAAATCAGATGATGCTGAGGATCTTTCAAAGTCAATTAATGACATTAAGGATACTGTAACATCAGCCTTTAGCGACATTGTATCAACAGTAAAGTCAATGAAATCAGAAATTGAATCATTGACAAAGTCCCTAGAAACAGTTAAGGCAGAAGTTGCCGATGCGAAGGGAACATTTAATGAGTTTGGAAAGAGAGTAGACGCTGTAGAAGCAGACACAGCTTTCCGAAAGTCTGGCGATCTAGGCGAGATCGTTCAGGAACAGCCTGAGACACAGGTTGAAAAATCCATATGGGGCGGACGTTTCCTCAAAACAGCCGATCTATTTAAGTAATACATCACTTAGGAGGTGACAATATGTCGGAAGAAATTAAGAAAAATAATCCAGATGCAGACGGTGCAGACTCAGGCCTATACAACGGTGAGGGTGCATTCGCATCAGGATCAGACGCTGGTGCGAACATTCCAGGTAACTACTCAACAGGTGGTGCCGTAGGAAATATTCCAACAGCAAACTATGGTGTAACAACAGGACCAAATGCCGTCAACCCTTCAGGTGATGCAGGTAGTGGTATTCTTCGCCCAGAACAGGCTCGTAGATTTATTGATTATGTTTGGGACGCTACCGTTCTTGCACAGGATGGTCGCAAGGTAACAATGAGAGCCAACACCATGGAACTTGAGAAGGTTAACGTTGGTGAGCGTGTTATCCGTGCTGCTGCACAGGCAAACGGTGACTACACAAACACTGGTGCTACATTCTCTAAGGTAGAGCTTACAACCAAGAAGATTCGTCTTGACTGGGAAGTATCTGCTGAAGCTATGGAAGATGGTATTGAGGGTGGTGCTCTTGAGGATCACCTAGTACGTCTTATGACAAACGCTTTTGCTAATGACATCGAAGACCTTGCCATTAATGGTACAGGAACAGGAAATGATGCTTTCTTGAACATCATGACTGGTTTTGTTAAGAAGGTTAAGACTGGCGGAGATGCACACGAAGCAATCGTAACAGTTGCTGACAATGCATGGACTCCAGAAGTTATGCAGAAGCTCATCCTTGCTATGCCTCGTAAGTACCGTGCACTTAAGAATAACCTTAAGTTCTACGCTGGTACAGACGCATTTGCTGGTATCGTAAAGCACAATGGTACTCTTGCTGACGCAATCGCTGAAGCATTTGCTGGTACACCTGCTGGTACACCTGCAAACCGTCAGGCATACCTTGATGGTAATGGTCAGACATTCGGTGGAGCACGTACAACTCGTGTTCTAGGAATTGACGTACAGGAAGTTCCTTACTACCCAGAAGGTTACGTTGACCTTACATTCCCAACCAACCGTGTTTGGGGTTTCCAGAGAGACATCACTGTAAACCGTGAATACAAGCCAAAGAAGGACACTGTAGAATATACAGTATTCGTACGCTTTGGTATCCAGTGGGAAGAGCAGGACGCTATTGCGTTCGCAGACGCTGCTTCAGATTCATAATCTGTAGTTGGTACCTTTTAGGGGGCAGGGGCATCCAAGCTCCTGCCCCTTATCCATATATTAATGTATAATATAACTAGACAATTTAAGGAGGCATTATGTCTGAAGATATTAAAAATGAAGATGTAGTCCCAGCAACAATCGTAGAGAATGAGCCAATCATTGCTACAGAAACTGCTGAAAAGGCAGAAGAGATTGTAGCGGAGATTCTTTCAGAAGCCAAGATTGAAGAAGCACCAAAGCCAGACGACTCAGTAATTACTGGTCCAAAGGGTTCACCAAAGGAAGAAGTACAGGTTCTAGGATCTGTAGCTAATGGTGTAATTGGAGCAGACAAGAAGGCTAACACTCCAAAGCCAGCTGCAAAGCCTGCTGCCCCAGAGGCAAAGAAGGACGTTGTCGCCCTATACTCAGGTCGCAACATGCACTGGGAGGGCGTAGGAAAGCTTTCTAAGGGCTATAACATCGTGTCTAAGGAAGCTGCTGATAAGTGGCTTACAAAGGAGCACGTACGCATTGCAGACGCAAAAGAAGTAGCTAAGGGTTACGGTCTATAATGGAAATATTGAGGGTTCCACCATATCCACTAACAACAACATGGAATTTGCCAGATGCTAATTACGCATACATTCTCTATGTTGAGGATTTGGTGGACCACTCAATAGAAGAGACAACAATCACATCTAATTCAGATGGTGTAGTAACATATGTTCTGCCAATAAGCAAGGTACAGTTCGATAGAAAGTTCTTGCTTCGTTTCTATGATGCTGAACATGAACATATTATTTATGAAGAAAACTTAGACATTGTTAGGCCCTATGTAGATCCTAAAAAGATGGGAACTCTCCCCTCAGAGGTTGAAGAGTACAAGATGTATGAGCTAATTGCTCGTTCGCTCATTGATGATTTTACAGAAGATGGCTTTTATAACCACAAATCTATTTATCAAGTCCAGGGAAATGGTCTAGACTACCTTCCTATTTGGAGAGATGCTAACCGTGTGCTAAAGGTGTACGAGAATAACGTTCTTGTATATGATATTGAAACCCCCACAACAAATGCCTTTAATTTTAGAGTTACGCTAGATAACTCTGCAATTGTAAAAGAGTGGACTGGTCAGGCCAATCTAATTTCATCAACACAGATTAACATGCCTTATGCTGCTGGAGATCTAGTCTGGGATGCACGTAATTATGGAACATTCAAAAAGGGTGCAGACTACCTATTCGTCCTTGACGAAGGGTATAGAACAATTCCAGCAGATGTAGAGGCAGCAACTAAAATGCTTGTTGAGGATATTAAGTGCAATAAGCTAGATTATTATAAGAGATATGTCGATAGCTATCAGACTGATCAGTTTACAATTCAATTCAATAAAGGACTGATGGAGGGAACTGGAAATTCTGTAGTTGATAAGATACTTAATAAGTATGTTAAAACTATCAAGAAAATTGGAGTTCTCTAATGGTTTATTGCGAATCTACAGATTTTGTTTTTCCTCTATGTGCTGATGTTTATTACCCTACAGTAGAGCAGGGTGTATATGGAAACGTCAAAAAGACATGGATGCACAATAAGACAGTAGCATGTAGCTTTGCAGCACCAACTCAAAAGTCTAAAGAAGAAATTGTTCCAAACGTTAACATTACCAAGGATATGATTCTAGTTGGTAGAACCAGATCTGACATTAGGATTTCTAAGCAAGACGTTGGAGAAGCGTATACCAACATTGTTCTTACAAACATCAAGGATGCACATGGTAACCAGATATACATGGAAACTTCTGGTGCTCGCCAAGGCAAGGCAACAATTTTTGAAATTGCATCACAGGAGCCAGTAGTTGGCCCCTTCGGTTCAGTTGAATATTATAAACTAGTCATTAGAAGATCAGAAAACCAAGGCGTTGACATTTAATGATAACTGTAAAATTTGATGACTCCAAATTTGTTAATGATATGAATAGTATTATTGAGTACTCTCTTGGTTTTATCGATGGTGCTAAAAAAGCTACTCCAGTTTTTCTAAATAATCTTGGCTCACTTATTCAAGAAAAAATAGGGGAATATGTAGATGTAATGGCAAGACTAGAGCCACAGAAGCTAAAGCATGTATATGAATTTGGTATGAATGGTACAGAGTCTGGTAGATTGTTCGATATCAATTACCGCACTTCGGGAAATGGCCTATCCATAAACTCATCTTTCAGACAGTCATCAGTGGCTGGAGAATCTGGATATATTTTTTATAATAAGGCAAAAATAATGGAGGATGGGATTCCTGTTACGATTAAGCCAAAGAGAAAAGTTTTAGTATTTAATGATAATGGCGAGACTGTATTCACACAAAAGCCAGTTACTGTTAAGGACCCTGGTGGACCACAAGCACAAGGTGGATATGAGTCTACAATTAGATCATTTATGGAAAGCTATTTTTCTCAGTCATTTTTGCATGCAACAGGGCTAGACAAGTATCTTTCAGAACCAACACACTTTAAGTCTGGACTTTCTTCTGCAAAGGTTGGCGGTAGATCAGCAGGAGTACGACAAGGCTACGAATGGCTATCAAAGGCAGGAACATCACTATGACAATAAAGCATCCAGCAGAAGAATCTACAGGAGTAATAACTACTCCAGTATTATGGATTAATAAATACCTACATGAAAAGATAGGCACAGACCTAGGCCTTGAGATGCCAGCTTTTATGCCAACAAGTCCAACAACAATTGATGATTTGACTCAGTCAGTACAATCTGCTCAAAATGGAGTCATTTGTGTTTACGACAGAATGGGCAGAATGAGAAGATCTCCATTTCCACACATTAAGTGTGAAGAGTTAGTTTACTATATCTATGCAACTGCAAATGGTGCTACAGATCACATTTTGAGAATTCAAGAGCTCATCACTAGACTCATGGACCGTGAGGACGAGACAGCAGAAGAGATTAACAAGTGGATGAGGGGCAAGGATATCGCTGGAGTCCCACCACTATTCTACTTCCACAGATTTAAGGTCTACCAGCTCCAGGAAACTAGGGATATCGTAGACTTTGGTACAGCCAGGACAATTGGTGCTAACAAGTTTATTATTGACTTTGACTACCACAGAATGCCTGATCTGACCAACGCTTAAAAGCAAAATTAACATAAATGGCGGTATACTTGAACTTGAGGAAACACGCCCTTTATTCTATAGATAAAAAGAGGTGAAATATATGGCATATACACGTGGTACTAGTGCAAACATCATCGTTGGTGCTGCTGCTCTCTTCACATATGAAGCGAACACAGCTCTTACCGAGGCTGATTTGCCAGCATACGCTGAAGGTGATTCTTACAAGGATACACTTGCAGACGATGCAGACTTCCGTAACGTAGGTTATACTTCAAACGGTCTTGAACTACAATTCCAACCTGACTTCGGTGAGGTTACAGTTGACCAGGTTCTTGACGCAGCTAAGCTTTTCAAGCAGGGCATGAAGGTTAACCTAAAGACTACTTTTGCCGAGGCTACTCTGGAGAATCTACTTTTTGCACTCGCCAGCAAAGATTCGAATCTCACAACAGCAACAGGCCTCCAGACTCTCAACCTTTCCGCAGGTGAACTTGGCGAATGCCCAGTTGAACGTGGTCTTGTTGCAGTAGGTCCAGGCACAGGTGACTGTGCAGCAAATGAAGAAAGAATTTATGCAGCTTATCGTGCATTGTCTATCGACAGCGTGTCTGTCGCAGCAAAGCGTGACGCAGCAACTCAGTTTGACGTTTCTTTCCGTCTGCTTCCAAACGACAACGCATCTTATGGTAAGATCGTTGACCGCACAATCTAATAACTAGATATATAGAGAGGCTGTCCTAAGATTATCTTGGGGCAGCTTTTCTTTTTTTGCTATAATGGTAAGATGGCTACACGCATACAAGAAAAAACCACTGTTGAGACTATTGACGGAATACTCATAGAGGTTCAGCCACTCAAGATTAAATATCTTAGGGAATTCATGGAAGAAT